GTTGTGGCTACTGCTCCTCCTGTTCCTGTTTCATTATTATTAGTTAGAAGAGTCATTTTAATAGTTAAAGTTTTGGTAGTAGGAGTAGATAAAACTTCAAATAAATCGTTGTCAAAATCAGCTGCTATAAAAGAACTTGAGGGTGGAGCACTAAAAACTGTAGTACCACTTCTGCATAATAAAATATCTCCTACTTCTAAATTGTGAGCAGATGAAAAAGTAAGTGTAATTATATTGGAACCATTTGTAGTTCCAATTGCTACTCCACTTTGAGATTTTGTGGTATCTAATGGAGTAATATCATAAACTGCTCCTTCAAAATAAACATAAAGCATTTTATTGGTTCCAATTGCTACATATTTATTTCCAGCTCTATCCACCCAAGCGTGTTGATCTCTCCCTGCTCCCACTAAATTACTAGATGTAAGCTGTTGCCAACCTCCTATCTTTTCAGGATAGCTGTATCTGAAACGCATATAATCGCCATTTACCCAACGACCTTCTGCTCCAGTATCTGAGGATTGTTTGTCTAATCCTGGTTTTAATGTGATTTTTGTTAACATATAATCTCCTAGGTGAAATTATACTAGATCGACTAATTTATCAATATGATAAAGCAAGGGGAATCAGTGGTGGATCATCCCCTCACCAGTTTGGTTTATAAATTATTTTTTAGGTAATGTAAAGCCCTTATAATAAGAAGGAAGTCCTAAAAAAGGACGCTTATCAAACTCATTTTCTTTGGCTAGTTTAGAATTTTTTTTATTATAGTGTAAAAATACTTGTGCACAATCATTTCCTCTAAATTCTTCTCTCCAATGTTCAAGATCACATCCAGAATAGATTAGCATATCACCTGGTTCTAATATAACTTTAATACCAGCTTGACCTTTTTTTCCTGTTGGGTCTAAATAAATAGGCCATTCATCTCCCCCTAGATTTAAGGTAGTAGATATCTCGCAAGAGTATCTATCTTTATGTCTAGCTAATATATCTCCTTTTTTATAAATTCTAGCATAAGAATAGGTTTCGCTTAATTTTAATTTAGTATGTTTTTCCATTACGGGTTTAACTTTCTGTAGTAAAGTTTCCATAACTATATCCCCATAATGAGAATAGCTATTAGGAACTTGTTGATCATTCCATACTCCCCAGTAGTCTGTAAATGGTGAAAGGTATTTTTGATCAAATAAAAATCTTGCCACCTTTCTTTTATTAAGAAAATAAGCATAAGCAAAATCTGCTAACTCTTTTGAAATAGCATTTTTTAATACTGTGTATTTATTTTGTTTAAACGTCATCTTTTACTCCTTCTATTTCTTCTATTCCTTCTATATAATTAAAATTTAATACTATACGATGGTCTTTATCAGTACAGGTACTTCCTGTATGCATTTCTTGAGTATCAAAAATAGCTATAGTATTGGCAACACTTGGTATCTTTGTTTTATTTTTCAACTGTGTGTATCCATTATTAGTATTAACATAATATACAGCAGTTAAAAGAGGTACATGGTTTAAATCAAAATCTTTATGAAAACCATGTTCTACTACTTTAGTAGTTTTTAAAAGTAAATTAGCTTTAGCTTTTACTAATATAAACATATTTAATTTTTTTACAAAAGGACGAAGAAAAGGAAAAAACTCTGAATTTCTTTTTTGTCTTAAATAAAAAGAATGTGTAAATTGTCTGTCTTCATTTTCCTCTAATACTTTATTTAAATACCAAGGAAAAGTGGGTAGATAAAACATTTGTTTAATGTCTTCAAATTGTTCTGGCTCTAAAAAATCTTTTATTATTTTTGGTTCCATTGAACAGCTCCTTTCGGTATTGCTTGACAGTTCCAATGTATAAATCTAAATGGTTCATACCCCATATCAACAATGTATTGATGTGGCATATATGATGGGAAAAAAATCATTCTTCCTGGTTTTGCCTCATAGTTTATTTGAGAACTAGCATAAGTTATTTTTGATCTATCTTTTTCTGGTAAAAGATTCATTACATTACCAGCTCTAGGGTCTTCAAATATAGGTCTAGATGTTTTTTCACTTGCTTTTAAAAAATAAAAACCTGAAATATGACCATTCCAATGGGTATGTAAGGTATGGTGTCCTCCACCATTTTTAGCAAATTCTTGTACCCACATTTCTGTAATAAACACTTGATGATTAGTTAAGTCAAAACCCATTTCATCAAGAAGATTATGTGAAGTTGCACCTATATAATTTTGTAGGTCTAAAAAATTAGGATCCCCCATTAAAGTTGTTGAATGAAAAACATGACCCATATCTTTTTTATCACCAAACTCTTTATTGCGTTTATCTATGTCTTTTTTTAAAGTTTTTTTAGCTGCTTCAATATATTTATCTGATGCTTTATTTAAATCATCAACAAAAGATGGTTCATCTGCAGACCACACAGGGCATTTAAAATAATCTGCTCTTCCTAATTGTTTAGGAAATGCTTTAGCGCTTCCACAGGATATATTATCAAACTCTTTTTGAGTCTTTACTTTTCTTGCTTTCTTTTGTTTTTTCTTCATAAGTAATTAATGTTTATTGTTACTCTTCTAGAGGAATCAGTACATGTAGAACTACAGTGTTTAACACTAGGATCAAAAAAGACTGCTCGGTTAGCTTTTGGTTTTATTTTTTTATTTTCTTCCTCAAAATAATTATAACCATTATTAGTATTAATATATAATAGACACCCCTTGTGTTTAGAATCAAAATCAGCATGATAATGGTGTTTTTTAGATTTTACTGTACCTATATACAAATTAGCTTTGGCTCTTATTAAATCGTTACATTTAAGTTTTTCAAGTAATTTTGAAATAACTTGGTACCCTGGAGTTTTACCAACTTCTTTATTAAAAAACCGATGAGTAAAATAAAAATCATCATCTTTAGTATTAGCAACACCATCATTATAAAACCAAGGAATTTCATCTCCCATTAAAGCATTTTTAATTATCATAAAATCTTCTTCCTTTAATAAGTTATCTATTATTTGAATGGCCATCCTAAATTCCATATTACTAAACTGTGTCTAGATCCACTTTTTACAGGACACACTCGATGCCAAACAAACCCTGGAAACACCACCAAGGATCCTTTAGGCAATATTTCTTTACATTTTTTAATATTAGGTTTTTTATCAGGATCTAAATTTCTAAAATCAAATTCTAGTTCCCCACCTTTATATTCTTTAGGATCTGATAGGGTTACTGTAACAGATAGTTTTCTAATTTTTCCATTCACAGGATCACCTTGCTCTCTAATATAAGGTTTGTCCCAACTATCACAATGCCAATCATAGTATTGTCCTTTATTATATTTTGTAAATTGACAACTTTCTGAAAAATCCCATTGAAAATTCCACCCTGCAGATGCATTAGCTTGATGAACATAAGGTTGAATTTCTCTATATATCCAACGATCACTCATCCAAACTATGTTAGAATCTCTTTTCTTTTTTAAATCTTTAATTTGAGATTGATTTAATTTTTTAACGTCGCCATAACCACCTGTAGTGGCTAAATTATCTTGTAATTGTTTTCCATAACGAACAATGTCATCACATATCCTAGAAGGAATTGCTGATTGAAAATACCAATAATAGTTTGTAAGGTTCATATGTCTTTATACATATGTATTATATTAATTTAAATATATTGTAAAGTGAAATAAAAAGAATTGATCTAGATCAATTTTTATTCAAACGTTAGGCTTCCAGATACTGAAAATTTAGCCACCTTAGCTCCACATGGTTGCGTCACTACTGCATTAGATCCCGGAGTCACTGAAAAAGTTCCTGGGGAAGGTAACGCCGGACTTGGAACTTTAATTAAAACATAACCTGAACCACCAGCACCACCGCAGGTACAAATTACTCCACTTGGAGGATTCGCACACACTCCAGCACCTCCACCACCACCAGAATTGGCTGTACCAGATCCTCTAGTTGCTGGGGCAGATTTTGGACTATGAGCATTACCACCACCTCCATCACCACCACAATAAGTACCTCCTCCAGGTCCACCTGTTCTTTGAGGATCTTGTCTACCAGCTCCACCACCTGCAAAGAAACCAGTAGCTGTAGGTCCTGCAACGGGACTGTTAGCAATATAAAAAGGTTGAGGAGCAGCACCAAATATTGGTGTTACTGATTTACCTGCACCCCCTGTTGAACCACTCGCTCCAGTAG